TGCTTTGTCGGTTTGCTACTGCCCCTAACATCTTTTCCTTTAAATCCTCAATATCGGGCTCAAACATAACCCCCATATCCGATTTAAAATCTCTTGTGTATAGCGGTGTAATTTCTTTAGCGGTTTCTATTACATCAAAATGATCTTCATCTATGTATTCCGTCATTCCCGACGCATTATGCACAATAACAGGTGTACCCGTTGCTAATGCTTCAAGGGGCGGTAGTCCAAACCCCTCGCCCCGACTGGGAAACACAAAACAATCTACCCTTTTCAATAGTTCGTTTAGTCCGCTTGCTGGCATCTTCTCTTGGATAACCTCTACATTTGGATACTGTGATCGCGGAATTGGCAAAGGTAAGTGTGATTTGGTGGTCTTTAAAATAAGTCGTACGTCGTCACGTTCTGCAAACAAATCATTGAAAGCTTTGAAAACGACATCCCAGCCCTTACGAAGTTTAAATGCATCATACATCGCAAAGGTAAACGGTTCTTTAAAAGTTTCTTGTGAAACGGTAAAAACATTTTGATTATATCCAAGTGGTAAAACCTTTGTTTTAACTCCGATACGTTCAAAAGACTTCTGGACAAATGTGGATGGCACCAAAATTAAATCTGCTCGGTCGTAATATTCCTGCCATTCGGCGGGGGCTTTGGTGCTTTCCGTCATTGTGTATAAGATTTTAATCGGTGTGTGTAACTTGTCTAAATCGTGAGCAAACGAATAAACAAGACCGATTGTTTGACCGTTGTATTTGGGCGTAAGATGGTATCCCTCTATTTGTAGTGCTTTTTTCAATGCGGCCAGACTAGTTGTGTATCCGTTGTTCCCAAGATGCTGTGATGGACAAAAAATAGGGTGTAAATTCTGAGTCGCAATAGTTTCTGGAATATCCCCCTCTAAAGGGGTAAAACCCTCTCGGTTTTTGTAGCGTTCTACGTATTCTGGCCGTATATCTACAACTAGACCTGAAGGGTTTCTAAACTTCATATTTATTTAACTAAACTTATTTCGAGAGGTTGAGGGTACGACAGTTGAGCTACCCTCAACCCCACATTTACCTATTAACCTTAGGTGTGTGTTACTTTAACAACATGATCTGCTCTTAAAGTTTTCACGCCGAATAAGGTATCTATTGTAACCTGAAGTCCTAGCTTTGTAGGATTCCAAGAAGCGGACACCCTCATTCCTATTCCAAGCTCTGGATCTTGTACGACCCTTTGCTTAACACCATAGCCCGATCCATGCTGAACTAGCGGTCTTGTAACAAGTGCTAAAGCATTGCGAGTGTATCCAACGCAATCATAACTTGTCGGCGACCCTGAGCCCTCTACGGTCTGGGATTCAAAGCTTCTGTAACCATATATGCTTCCCAGCTCGCCTGTTGCTAGCGGTTGTGCACTTTCTCCATACTTATTTACATCAATAAATTCGTCTACCTGAAGTAAATCGTTCATACCGCTAGAATCGACATAGAAGTATTTGGGTTCTACCTTAGGCACTTTATTATCAACGTGCTTTTTTCTCATTGAGAGAATATCGGCGGCTGCTAATGACGCACCAGCGGAAACAGACTCCCCTGCATTGCTTTTTGCCTCTGTATAGAGCAGGTCTTCAATCTTTTCGGCTAGAGCTACTGCGGCGTCACTGACATATGTATCTTTGACGCTCAGCTTTGACTGTGCTTCCGCAACATCCTCCACTATAAAGGTTACTTCATAGTGGTCATCAAGGGCGACTTCAACTTCACTATCGTCTGGTTGCTGTACCGTTACATCGCCGTTTGCGGTTTTCTGAGTGGCTGTAAGGGTTCCTGTCTTTGGGACGTTGACTTTATCGCCCATCTTTGCGACTTCCTCCTCAAAGTCTCTGTGAACCGTATTCGCCATGTTTAAATATTTAGGTAATCTTGCAAGTACTTCATTTCCCCAAAGTTCGGGAATAAATGAGTCTACTTGCCCTGTACTAATTGCATCTGCCATTGTGATCTCAAATTATAAATTAGATTCTAGTCGGGTTTCCTTCAGAATCTAACAGTCGGCCATCATTCATGGCTTCTTTAACATCATCCCAGTTGTCCTGATACCATTTATGATTGCTTAACTTTTGACGAACCTCGTCAATGTGAAACACCTTCCCTTCTGGCTTGTTATCGTTATCTTTGCCAGACTGGCTTTTATTCCCTATATTAGCCGAATTGGTCTTGACTAAATAGGGCTTATTTTCAAGCAATGTGTCGACTGCACTTTTCAATGATTCTTGAACTACTCCCCCATTCTCATCAAGTTCTATACTATCTAGATCTAACAATTTGACTACAGCCTCAGTATCTACAACGCCCTGTTGACTGGCATATCCAGTCACAGCATTTTCTTTGCGAACGCTAGAAACCTGCGATTCTAAGGATTCGGCCTTAGTCTTGAATTTATCTGCAAGCTCTTTATATTTTTCTTTTTCTTCGAGCTCCTGTGCCTCGGCCTCTTCTTGCTGTTTACGAAGCCTCTCAGCTTCCTGTTTCGCTTCCGAAGCCTCTTTTAAAGCCTTGCGAACTCTAGGATGTTGAAAAGCCGCTGAAAGCTGTTCATCAGTTAAATCTATTCCTTGTCCATTGTCTTTTTTAGAATCTGTATCGGTGTTTGTGTTCTCCGCAGAACTTGGTGATTCTTTTTTCTTCTCTTCGGACATATTGTCGTATCGCTTTATATCGGTTGCGAACCGAACACGACTAAAAACTTAAATAGAACTTAATTTATTGTAGCTGATATGTTTTATAAATGTCAATTTCCGAATATATCTAAATATTTCTTATGTGTTTGTACCAACTGCTGTGCCATTGCAACGTCCTCTGAGACTCCCTCCCAGCTCTTCCATTGATCTACAATATTCTTAATAGCTTCATAATCCCCTCGGTTGATCGCCTCCTCCATTTTCGGCAATAATCGTCTTGATGGAAGCCGTGCATTTGTTTGCATATCAATTTGCTGTTCCCCAAATGTTTCGGCGAACCGTTGCTCCTCGCTAAAATCTGAGTCTTCGAAAACTGGCTTTTGTTTGCCGATCCACTGAGCAAACATCTGGGGGTTTCTCCAATTGGACAATGCAAAATCCTGCACGTATTCCTGATTTCTTGTACTCCAAATGTACGATTTGCCCGCAAAGTCGGGATGAAAAGGCAAAATACGATGACGACAATTTGGATGAAAAAGACCCTCTTTGCGTGCCGTTGAAAGTAACGGTACATCCATACCCCTAAACTCTGTTGTAGCTCCCTTTAAACTTAATATGCGACCCTCCCACGGTGTACAAAGGTCACAAGCCCCAAAGTGCATCGAAACCTGAACTAAATCATATCCGTTTTGTACCATACGATTTTTCAAACCCTCTACACTTGCCTGATTAAGTTCAGTCCGCACCAACATTTCCGAATATGTTTCTGCGTTCCATTTGCGACCGCTTCGATCCACGATAGAAACAAAGCCTTTTCGCAACTCTTGGGCGACCTCTTTTTGAACCTCCCGCCGCCCTTCACCTGTTAAGATTCCCTCAGCCATGATATTATTTAATCTTTGTCGCTTTGCCATCTGTACCACTTGGCGACTAGTCCGCTCAATGCCAGCAATAGCATAGTTTGAATTCATGATTCCACGGTTAACTAAGGATTGAATCATTTCCGTATCTATCTTAGTAAAAGATGCCTCAAACGGCAACCCAGCACTTCGAAAGCCTGCTGTAGCAACCGCCGCTCCTGCCTTGTAATTTTTAGGGATGTGGGTTTTAAACCAGCCCTGATTAGCTGAGCTTAGGCGTTGAATTTCCTCTTGAATTTGTTGAAGTAGTTTTGCCCTTTGTTGACGCTTAAAACTAGTTCCAGAATTTAAAACATCAATAATGTTTTTTTCGGCTCGATACAATATGCGGTTGTACTCTTCTATTGCATCTTTATTTATAGGCTTTGCCATAAAAAACTACTAAAAGCTTATTTCGTTAGGTCTTAATGGTGTAGGCTCTTGGACTTCCTGTTCCTCTATCTCCTCTAAAATTGATTCTGCTTTCCCTTCATCTACATTTTCCTGAGCCATTATAGCCCGTTTCCTAGTTGTTGTTCCTGAGTCTAGTTTTAGGGCGTTTAGTTGAGCGGTCTCCATGTTGTCATCAACTATGCCATCTGAGAATTGAACTTCGACTTCTTGTATGTCTTCTTTAGCTTGTATACCGTCAACTGTATATCCATTTCTTTTTGATAATTCCTGAGCAATTCGAAAAATACGTTTTAATCCTTGCCGATAGTACAATTGTTTCCTTTTAGTTTTTGCGACTGTTCGTAACAACCTAAGCTTAAGAGCTCTTCCCGACTCGGCCTTACCTTGCCCGAGTCCTAAGACCTCTGGTGAAGTCTCGGTAAACATAAACAAAAATTCTACAAGCTTATCTATTTCCGCAAAAGCGGACTCTAAGTTTGCATTCCAAGTAATATATTCAGGTTTGTCTCGATCGCCCTGAACTTCTAGCATTTGAAACGCTTGTCTGCTAACTGTGCCATCCTCATCTAAGACTCCCTCTGGTACAGCCAAAATCGGATCTGAATGTTTATCAAGAACGTTGTCTACCTTTGTCAACCTGTTATTCAAAGCAAACTGTAAGGATAAAATATCCG